ACTACACTGCCTGTTGAAACGCTGCCCGTTGTCCAAGTTGAATCATCCCAACCAACATCAAGTATTGGTTGGTAGATGGTGTTGGTGTCTCGACTAAAGAAATACAGACCCATATCCGAGCCAGTATATTCCGTTTCGTCGCTTGAAATCAAAATCAAACCCTCATTCGGATATGTTCCATTCAACCAACCATTGACGATGGTTGTAACATCCATGTGAATGTCTCCAGTCACATAATTAAAGGATTGACTTGCAATAGAACTTGTGTACCAAGTTCCACCACCACGAGCCCAAACCGAAGGAGTCAATGATGGGTCGGTTATGAAATCAATTGGTGTCAGTCCGTTCGGGTCGGTCAAATTGGCCCATGCACTGCCCGAATAGTAGTCACGGAAATTCCAACTTGCACCCTTGGATGACCCGCCATCAGAAAGATAACCGTTGCCCATTACCCAACTTTGACTGATTGGGAAAGCATAAACAGAGTAAGAAATCGGTAGATTTTCACCACGAGCCACATACATTTTCAAGTGGAAACTTGCTGATTGAATATCGCCGCTAGCAATAGATTGTGAAATGGTTGTGATGTCAAATTTTACCAAAGCACGATTGACATATTTCTTTGTCTCAAATGCTTGATATGATTGACTTACCGAATAATGGCCAGTGATGCTGCCGGTTACTTGACCGTCGAAGCCGGTTACTGTTCCATTGAAACCTGAAATACTACCGGAGAACAACACACTATCCAATGTGGCCGAGCCTGAAAATCCTGAACCGGAGATACTGCCTGTTCCACCCGTTATTGTTCCAGAGATGTAAGAAGCAACTCCAAACAAACTGCCGCTTGTTATGTTGCCTGTGAAATTCTCAACACATTGCATTACACTTTCGCTAACATACGAGAACGACCGTGTTGGGAAAGTAAATTGGGTTGTGGTGTTTTTTGTTCCAACTCGCAAGACTTCATCCAATCCAAAGTTGGAATTTGGATATCCAACCGTGTTGGTGATGAAGGTGTCCTGTGCTGGATAGACAAAATGGTGCATATTAGATGGTCGTTCCTTTGATGTCTTTGTCTGGATACTTCACTTCAAAAATGGATGGGTCTAACGATGGATAAATCATGTCGTTTTGAGTAGCGGCATCAATGTCATACTCAACCGAAGAGTAAGATTCACCATTTGTAGTCAGTGGAGTAAGGTTCTTGATTTTCAATGATACGACACTTTGAACACCTTCAACCTTAGCAATTTCGAGCCTCAACGAGCTTAAATTGATGGCTTGTGAGAATTCCCACAAATCCACGGTGAAGAAATTCTTGACCGTATCAATGGCGTTTTTCAAGACTTCTTTCTTGTTGTAACCCTTGAAAACGGTGATGACGAATTCCACGCCGATGTTGATGACATAACCATCAATCACATTTACGCCATCGGTTAACATGCGATATTTACGAAGATTTGTCATCAAATTGGTGACAAGTGCTTCGTTTGGTGGAGTCAAATTTTTGTTTTCGTCGTATGACAAAACATACAAGTTGACTGCAAATGGATTACTTCGGTCGTAAGCAATCTTGCGGAAGTAGTTTTGAGTGTTGTCATTATTTACCGTCGCCACATTCTCTTCATTAACCGTTCCTGTGAGAATTTGGTTCTGATTTACATCCAAACTGTTGTAAGTAATGACTTGCACTTTTGCAATCGAACCATACTTGGGTGGCATCGAATACACTCGTGTCAAGTAATCTGATTGAGTAACAACTCGTTGTTGAGCGGCGAAAGCGGCTACAGCATTTTGACGAATTTCCTCATTCGTTTCGGGGCCAGAACCACCAACCATCGGATTTTCATTGTTGACTCGCAGAGAAGTCTTGACTGTGTTCAACAGTGTTGCTTCTTCTGGAGGAAGACCCTCAGTGGTATTGTCGATTTCAACTCCTGTAACATTGACAACTGAGTTAGCTGGCGAATTTGAATCGAAACCGCCACCCACCGTATATGTTACCGTCAATGTTGTGTTTGACGGAGCTAAACCGTATGTGTCATTCTTCAAAAAGTTTGATGGGTCTAAAGACAAATTGAGATTGCTCATATTTGACAACCCCACACCCAATTGTTGAGAACTCAGATTGATGATTTCGTCAGCAAATCCGTTTGTGCCAGCACCAAATTCGAGGTAAGTTTTGCTGTTTTCATCAACCGTTACCGTGAAACGACGGGAAGTTTTCAAATACTTCAAGATGTAAGGAACTGTTCCCTTGTATTGGGAAAGTGTACCCTCAAATGCTTCGTCGTTTGGAACATCATACAAAACAGTTTCTTGGGCTAGGAAGTCAACTTCATACCACTTGTTGTTATCAGAATCACGAACATCAATGATTTCCAATACATTGTCTTCATCCAAATACAGCTTCAAGAAGGTTTGAATGTCACTCAAAGTAAATGTCTTTGTGACCAACTTGCCAGACCTTACATTGACTGTCTTTTGGAGAAGGAAGAAAGTTGGAACACCTGTGGAATCTCGTTGATAAACCGTTACCGTTCGTGGTGATAATTCGGTATCCACATTGAAATTGATTGGTTCGGATGTCAAAAACGACGCACCAGAGTTGTTAGACACCTGCATGTTTTCTTTGATATTCAAAGCATACTTCTCGTCTGGCACATATTCACCATCGACAACGGTAGCGGGACAGATTTGAAATACATCGATTTGACCTGTTGCTCCACGAGTGGCTTTTGGACGATATCCAAGATATCTCGACAAAGCAATGATGTTTTTTCGTTCCTGCGTGTTATACAACAGACCTTCTTTGAAAATGTAATCCGTGTAGTAGGATAGAACATCACCCACATACGATGCCATTTCAATGAACATCATGCCCGGAGACGCATCATTGAAATCCTTGTAAGTATTTGGGAAGTAATACTTTGCGAAGTTAATCAACCCCTCACGAAACTGTGAGAAGTCCCGATTGACATAACGGACTTCCTTACTTTTCGGCTGAAATGATTTTTGTGTTGTTGTTGCCATATTATCCGGTCACATTGTCAATCGTGATTTCGACTGTATCTTGCTGTTTGGTCATGTTCAACATGAAAATCACAGCCAATTGTAATCTATAAATATCACGGTCGGTGCTTGTTTGGTCACTTTTGTAGAGGTTTGCTGTCACATCAATTACCGTGACATTTGGTATCCACATGGAAATGTCTTCTTTGACCACATTTGCTGCGATATCCGGCAAATTGTCAACATTTTGTTCAAACAAAAGACCCCATAGACGACAACCGAATGTTGGTTGCATCCTTCTTTCGCCGGGCCGAGTATTCAGAAGATTGATGATGTTCGACTTGGTTTGAGTCAAAGTATCATACGATTGTTCAAAATACCCACTGGTACCGTTTCTCATTGGAACGGTGATTCCAATTGGTGTTTGTTGTGCTGTTGCCATGATTATTCACCCATTGAGACATTTGGTGAGTAACCTCCTTGTTTCTTCTTACTCAATTCCAAAATGCCTTTGAAGTCTTTCTTGAACAACTTTTTCAAAGCTGGCGGAAGTTCCGCAGCATTATCCAACACGGATGGAGCAGCCGGGACGGCTGACTCTGTAATCATTTGTTTGAGAAAATCAATCTTGGTTTTCGGCTTTTCCAGTTCGACGGTTTCATTTTGACCGATTTTGTCAAATCCACCATCCATCAAGTCAGCCATCGAAACACATTCATCTGTCTTTGGCAATGGTTTGAAATTACGAGCCGTTTCTGCCAACACAGAATTCAACCGTGGATTCGCAGTTTTCAAAACAGGGGCCGTTGTTTCAGCTTCTTCGACAACTTCCTCTGGTTCTTCTTGACTTTCAACAATGGGTTTGGTGGGTTTCTTGATTTCTTTCACCATCTCCACCAATACTTTTCCCATCGCTCGGTTCACTTCGGCGGTCACTTCTTCTTTGACCATCTTACGAATAAGTTGTCTTAGTTGTTCTGTTTTTGTCATACGATTACCTTCTTCTTGATGTCTGTGTTTGTTTCGCTGCGGACGCTTTCGCAGTAGCCGCTGCATTTTCTGCTGTTTTTCTATCAGTAGCCGCTAATGCGGCTGAAGCCTTAGCTTTGTTCGAAGCATCGGTCGCAGATACCTTTGATTCGATTCTGATAAAGTCATTGTCGGTTGTCTCAGCTTCCTTTGAAGCTGTCTCCGATTCTTTCGCAAATTTCGCTGCATTGTCTGCATTGGTTTTGGCACTCTTCGCTGCTTTTGATGCCGTTTTTGCAGCGGAGACGGCCACAGGGTCACGACCTGATGAAGTAGCCGCTCGTGCGGCCACATTGACCGCTGCTTGAGCTGCAACTGCATCCGTCTTGGCCTGCCCAGCCGCCTGATTTGCTTCCGTTGATGCGGTTTGAGATGCTTTGACATCATCTTGTTGTTTCTGTTTTTCAGATGCACTTGTCTTCTTGTTAGCACCCGTAAATCCTCCCGGAACTCCCGTTCCAGCCGGCATACTTACTACCACAGGTGCCGCACCATTTTTAACATCTCCAGCCGCACCATTTTTGCCGGGTGCCAATCCTCCACCAACAACAAACACTCGACGACTCATAAGTGTGTTCAAAGTGTCTCTCAATTGTTGTAAAGAGGCCGCCTGAACCGTTGTCTGTGTCTTGTCTGGATTGGCTTTACCCGCATCAGGATGCGTGTGCTTATACCAATGAGTATGAATCAACAACCACTGGCAAAGGTCATACAACCAATTGACAGTCGTTTGACCAAGAAGCACCGGCTCATTGGTCTGGTCATACTCTCCTAAATAAATAGCCGGGGAATTGAATACAGTTTTGTTATTTGTGGTAAAAACCATCTGGTTATGAGAGTCCACTGTGTATTCATCATCAGTCACAACAGCGTATCGTTTCTTGGAAAAATGGAAAGTTTCGCCTCTCTTGGACGAAATAATCATTCGGTCACTGTTGATTACAATTTGGTCGCCTAGAAGTTTCGGAAACTTGAACTGAGTCGTTCCATTGAATCCTGATTGTTCTTCTGAACCATTACCCCACAATCTCTTCAAACAATTTGTCTTGAAATCACTAACGGTTGTACCCGAAGTCATGTGAATGGATGAACCATCATTGTTGACATCTTCTACAAGATAACCGCCAACATTTTTCTCTTCTTCTGTCCCTTTGACGGCTGGCAAGTTATCATATACCTTGGTTTCTTTACCAACTTCTGTCAACGGACGTTGACGATTCCTAATCAAAATCATCGGGTTGCCACCACCAGCCTCATACTGTTTACCGGCAACCGTGTATTTCTGACCACTGCCTTTGTAATCGATGTAACCTGAGAAATCTGAATTGAATCCTTTGTCGTCATCTCGTGATTCTCCGTATGCACCCATACGAATTGACTGTCCGAAACGACTCTCAAGAATGAAATCTCCCTCCCTGCGTTTAAGTGAACGAATCCGTTGATTGAACAAAAAATAACGGCCCAACACGCCCTGATAGCCTGTGCCTCCAGTTGGTCTTAATTTAGAAGTAGGCCCTTCAAATGGTATGAACGGGTCTTTGTCATCCACCCTAAGTTCACGATTTCCCTGAATGGGTAAGTTTGGTTCTTTTCTGAACCCACCCACATTCAATTCCATGTTGAAATCGGCATTGACATTCGGAAGATTGACCGTATTGATTTGACGAGTGTAGAAATACTGACCCAAGTAACAAACGACGCCTACGATTTCATTGAGAACCGGAAACTCGGTTGGGTTAGCTTCCAATGGTAATGCCCACACCAGCTTTTCCTTTTCAATCATTCGTTGCGAATAAAGGAGACGGACGAGAACACGACCAACCCAAGTATAGTCAGGGTCTTTATCAGTTGGTGGTTTGCCAGTGACACCGGCTGGCCATTTATCACTGTTCAATGTAAACGGCTTCTTGAGAAAGGGGTGATTCTTGTCAAGGATAATATCCAATACCAACGCTGGTTCTATTTCATAGAACGCATCTTGACCCCCACCGCCACCATATCGGTTCTTGATAAGAGAAACCGATTCCAGTTGTGGAGCTTGCTGGTTTGTTGGTCTATCCCAGTAAGGCATAAGTTATTTCTTCTCGTCGGTCAGCTTCTTGACAACAATACCATCCGATTTTTGGATAGCATCGATTTCCGCCATCAGTTCTTTTTTCTCTGCTTCTGTCAACCCAAAAGTGCCACCTTCCGCTTCAGTTTGAGCAGCAGCGGTCATGATTTTCTGAATGATAGCGGCGAGACGAATGAGATGTTCATCGTTGGTGTTACCTGTATCCAAGTAACCCTTAATCAACGGCACGATAATCATCGCATCGTTGACATTTTTGATGAGAGGTCGGAGGTCGGCAATGAAGACATCTACTTGCTCTTTTCGCTTTTCGTGATTAGAGTAAATGTCCTGACACAATTCTTTGAAAGACTTGCCCTTAAATAGTTCGAAATCAGTATCCATACCCCATAAATATAGGTATGGATTGATTCTTCAAACCTTTATGTAGTTGCCAGTATTTATAGAACCAGTCGAAATGTAAGCCCGAGAGATGTTAGTTTGATACTGTTTCATCTTGTTGATAACCTTGGTGATTTGTTGGGTTTTACACGATGAAATTTCTCGAATGTAGAGATACAGAGCCTTCTTGTTAAACGCATCGATACGGTCGGAACTACGAAAGAGTTCAATAACGGCGTTGGCAATATCCAAATCCCTTTGTTTTGTAAAAATCTTGCCGACATTGTTTTCCCAAAACTCAATCATCAAACGCATGAACTCCTGCGTTTCTGCTTCCTTGTAATGACGGTCTTCGGTTTGGAGTTGAACGGTGTGTTCGTCGTGTTCTTCTCCGATGTCAACATGTTGATTGAATCTCTTGTAGGTAGAGTTGTTGAGAGCAATCAAATAGTGTTTGGCAATGATGGAAAAGTAGGAGAACGCCTTACCTTTACCGGATTCAAACTTGTGAATGTTAACAACCAAATGGGAGACGGTTTCCTTCTGAACATCCAATGGAC